CTATTCTGCATTCACCGTAGTAGATATTACTCAATTCCCTCACAAAGTTGTTGCAAAGTATAGAAATAACGAAATTAAACCAATGCTGTTTCCAAGCATTATTCAAGAAACAGCAGTAGCATATAACAATGCATATATTTTATGCGAAGTAAATGATGTTGGCGATCAAGTAGCAAGCATCCTCCAATATGACTTGGAGTACAGTAATCTTTTGATGTGCTCTATGAGAGGAAGAGCAGGTCAGATTGTTGGTCAAGGATTTTCTGGAAAGAAAACTCAACTTGGAGTATAGATGTCTAAAACTGTCAAAAAAGTTGGATGTCTAAACTTAAAGACAATGATTGAAGAGAGTAAATTATTGTTAAATGATTATGAAATTATTAGTGAACTTACGACTTTTATCCAGAAACATAATTCGTTTGAAGCGGAAGAAGGATGTAATGATGACCTGGCAATGTGTTTGGTAATTTATGCTTGGCTAGTTGCTCAAGATTATTTCAAAGAACTTACGGATCAAGATGTAAGAAAGAGATTATATGAAGAACAAAAGAATCAAATTGAGCAAGATATGGCTCCGTTTGGTTTTATTTCAGATGGATTGGATAGCAGTAGTTTTGTTGATGTTGATGGTGATAGGTGGTATGTTGATGAATATGGAGATAGAGCATATATGTGGGAATATATGTAATGGATTTAGACAAACAGTTAAAACTTGGTCATTTATTGCTTGTTGATAGAAAATGTAGAGTATGTGGTGAGATGAAAAATTTGATAGATGGATTTTATAGAACAAGAAAGGATAGAGGTCCAGTTGCATCTTCATATTCATATGAATGTAAAGAATGCACAATAAAAAGAATAGTTTCCAGTAAGATAGTTTCTAGAGTTCTTGATAAATGGGAATATCCTGATTGGTAGATATTCACGTCACGTTTCCCCTGTGTAAAGTATCTTTTTAATAAATATTTTTTAGATAAACTGAGATTTCACGGAGAAAAAAATGGCGACTCCTCAATTATCTCCAGGCGTACTCGTCAGGGAAGTTGACTTAACTGTAGGAAGAGCTGATAATGTTTTAGATAATATTGGTGCGATTGCTGGTCCTTTTCCAATCGGTCCTGTAGATTTCCCAATTGATATTGCAACCGAACAAGAATTAATCAATACTTTCGGTAAACCAATCTCAACAGATTCCCAGTATGAATACTGGATGAGTGCTTCATCATACCTTTCATATGGAGGGGTTCTTAAAGTTGTTAGAACCGGAGGTTCTACACTAAACAACGCCAATGCTTCTGTTGGTGCCGCTTCAACCACTTCGCTGAAGATCGATAACTACGACGATTATACAAACAACCATTCTGAAGGCAATAACTTCACTTTTGCTGCTAAGAATCCAGGATCTTGGGCAAACAATCTAAAAGTATGTGTTATTGATGATTTAGGAGACCAAATTCTTGGAGTATCTACTAGTGCTCTACCTGCAGGAGTAGCAGTTGGATATGGTGTCACTACATCATTAACAGGAGTTACTATTGCCGGGTCAGGATCAACCTCTTCATTTACTGGTTATCTAAAGGGTATCATTACAGGTATCACGACCAGTGGATCAACTACTAATGTTACTGTAAAGGTTACTTCAAGAGTTTCTTCAACTGGAACTGAAACTCAAATCAATTATGCTGAAGGCACTTCCTTTGCTGCCTTTGCTGCGGCTCAAACTGTTAATTTTATCGATTCAGCAGGTGCTTCTGCTGGCAATGCAACTGCCGCAACAATCGCTGACTGGTATGATTCACAAACACTTGGTCTGACAAACTCGACAATTTATTGGAAGTCAATCGCACCAAAACCACTTAGCAACAGATATTCTCTTGAAAGAAATGGTAAGAATGATGCGATTCACGTTGTAGTTGTTGATGACCTGGGAACAATCACAGGTAATCAGGGAACTATTCTTGAAAAGCACCTAAGTCTTTCCAAGGCACTCGATTCTGTTTCTGCTGTTAATTCTCCACAGAAGATTTGGTACGAACAGTATCTTGCAGATTTCTCATCGCAAGTTTATGCTGGCGGAAATCCATCAAGTGCAGCAGATGCTTATTGGGGAACAGCGCCTAGAGCAACTGGATTTACTACTTACAGTGGAGTTGCTTCTGCTTCATTCACTCCAATTTCTACTGCAGATGGACTCTGGGGACTATCTGCTCAAGACACAACATTCAGTGCAATTGGAAATGTAACTTACACTCTAACTGGTGGTGTTGATTATTCTGCCAATGGTGGAATGAAGGCAACTCTTGGAGATTTAATCACTTCATATGATAAGTTCTCAAATAAAGATGAGATTCAAGTTGATTATCTGATTATGGGTCCAGGTATGGATGCTAGAGAGGATTCTCAAGCAAAAGCACAATATCTGATTTCTCTCGCAGAACAAAGAAAAGATTGTGTCGCTACCGTTGGACCTCACAAGTCTGATCTGATTGGAATAACCAATACAACAACTCAAACAACCAATCTGGTTAAGTACTTCAGTTCACTCTCATCTTCATCATATGCAGTTTTCGATAGTGGATATAAGTACACCTACGATAGATTCAACAACAAGTTTGTTTACATTCCTTGTAATGCTGACGTTGCTGGTCTAATGTGTCGCACCAACATTGTTGCTTATCCTTGGTTCTCGCCAGCTGGTCAACAAAGAGGTATTCTGAATAATGCAATCAAACTTGCATACAATCCAAATAAAGCACAGAGAGATCAACTCTATCCACAAAGAGTTAACGCTATTGTAACTCAACCTGGTATTGGTACTCTTCTCTTTGGCGATAAGACTGCTCTGGGTTATGCATCTGCCTTTGATAGAATCAACGTTCGTCGCTTGTTCCTCACAATTGAACAAGCATTGCAAAGAGCTGCTCAAGCACAACTCTTCGAATTGAACGATGAGCTCACAAGAGCAAACTTTAAGAACATTGTTGAACCATATCTCCGCGATGTTCAGGCAAAGAGAGGTCTTTATGGGTTCCTAGTAGTCTGCGACACCACGAATAATACTCCTGATGTCATTGATAATAATGAGTTTAGAGCGGACATTTACCTGAAGCCCGCCAAGTCTATTAATTATGTAACTCTTACTTTCGTTGCAACCCGCACAGGCGTAAGTTTTGAAGAAGTTGCAGGTACTGTTTGATCATTATTCAATAAATAACTCAAGGAGGTAACGAACCGTGGCAAGACTCAAGACAATCTCTCAATTCAAGAGTGCTTTAAGAGGTGGTGGTGCTCGCCCCAATCTATTTGAAGTTGAATTAACTACTCTACCATCTGGAATTAGTTGGGATGCAGATACTTTCAAGTATCTTTGCAAATCAGCTGCATTGCCAGCGTCAAACATTGCAAATATTGATGTTCCTTTCAGAGGAAGAATCTTTAAAGTTGCTGGTGACAGAACCATTGATACTTGGACTGTCACTATCATCAACGATGAAGATTTCAAACTCAGAAGAGCATTTGAAGCTTGGACTGAACTAATTGCAAAACTTGATAATAACTTGGGTGCGACAAGTCCAGGTGCATATATGAGCAATGCAACTGTCTATCAACTTGGAAGAGGTGCTCAGATAAACAGCACAAATAATTCCGGATCAGATAGTTCTATCCTAGCAGCTTATAAATTTGTTGATATTTTCCCAACCGCTGTTTCAAATATCGATCTATCCTATGATAGTGGTGATACGATTGAGGAGTTTACAGTTGAATTCCAAGTTCAATCTTACGAAATTATTAGCGGAACTACAGCAGCGAAAGTCTGATAAATAGACTAAAGGCAAAAAAGAAAAAAATAAATTATGGCAAGATTGTTTGGTTTTTCTATTGAAGATAACGAATCACTATCTCCAAATGTGGTCAGTCCTGTTCCTCCAAATAACGAGGACAGTACTGACCATTATTTGAGTAGTGGTTTTTTTGGTTCGTATGTAGATATTGAGGGTGTTTATAGAACCGAATTTGATCTAATTAAAAGATATCGCGAAATGGCACTTCACCCAGAGTGTGATAGTGCTATTGAAGATATTGTAAACGAAGCTATTGTATCGGATACAAATGATTCTCCAGTAGAAATTGAACTTTCAAATTTGAATGCAAGTGACGGCATTAAAAAGAAAATCAGACAAGAATTTAAATATATACTTTCTCTTTTAGATTTTGATAAAAAGTCTCATGAAATTTATAGAAATTGGTATGTAGATGGTAGATTATACTACCATAAAATGATTGATTTTAAAAATCCTCACGAAGGAATTCAAGAACTTCGTTATATTGATCCAATGAAAATGAGATATGTGAGGCAACAGAAGAAAAGTGATAAGGATAAGTATAGATTAGCAAATATTAATACAGATAATCCTATGGATTTTGAATTTCCTCAAATTGAGGAATATTTCATTTATAATCCAAAAATGACTTATCCAGCAAGCAATCCATCATCACTTGGTGGAACTGCTGGAATCAAAATGTCTAAGGATTCAATTACATATTGCACTTCAGGTCTTGTAGATAGAAATAAGGGATCGACACTTTCTTACCTCCATAAAGCAATTAAATCTCTCAATCAACTAAGAATGATTGAGGATTCTCTCGTTATTTACAGATTATCTCGTGCTCCAGAACGTCGTATTTTCTATATTGACGTAGGTAATCTACCCAAAGTAAAAGCGGAACAATATCTCCGTGATGTTATGATGCGTTATCGCAATAAACTTGTATATGATGCAAATACTGGAGAAATCCGTGACGATAAAAAGTTTATGGCGATGCTTGAAGATTTCTGGCTCCCAAGAAGAGAAGGTGGTAGAGGAACAGAAATTTCCACACTTCCTGGTGGTCAGAACCTTGGAGAAATTACAGATATTGAATATTTCAAGAAAAAACTCTATCGTTCACTGAATGTTCCACCATCAAGAATGGATGGTGAAGGTGGATTTAATCTTGGACGTTCATCAGAAATTCTAAGAGATGAAGTTAAGTTCAGTAAGTTTGTTGCCCGTCTAAGAAAGAGATTCTCTTATATGTTCCACGATATGCTGAGAACTCAATTAATTCTCAAAAATATCATCACCCCAGAAGACTGGGCAATAATGGAAGAGCATATCCAATATGACTTCCTTTATGATAATCATTTTTCAGAGTTGAAAGATGCAGAACTATTAAATGAAAGATTGAATATGGTTCAAATTGCAGAACCATATGTTGGCAAATACTTCTCCCAAGATTATCTGAGAAGAAAGATTCTTCGCCAAACTGACGAAGAAATTCTTGAGCAGGATAAGATTATGAAGAAAGAAATTGAGGATGGTATCATTCCAGATCCAAATGCACCCGTTGATCCTATGACTGGTATGCCTTTAGATCAAACTGCACAAATGGACTTGGGGCAACCAGTAATGGAACCAGATTTAGAATCTCAAGGAAAGGCAACTCAGGTTAATGCAAAAGCAGTACAAATGCCCAAGGGCGGTGAAATATAAATAAAGAAAATTACTTAGGTATTAAAATGGATGATCTTTTAGATATGATTGCTGCTGACGAATCTCCTTC